TTCCCAGACCGCCCCCGACATCCGCTTTATCGTGAAGTAGAAACTTTTATCAGTTGTCATGTCCCTGCATATCAAACACATCCCGGAACTTCCAGACGATCTCGATCTCGGAGGGAGAGGACACCAGCACTTCCTTGATGAATGTCTGCGCCAGTTCCGCCGTCAGTTCTGTTGCTCCGGCAAAAGAAGTGAACACATCATCCTCCTGCGCCTTGTCCTGAAAGGCCAGATGCTCCAGTTCAGATAAAAGCTGTTCCTGCGCCTCCTGTTCGGCTTTGGCGGCGGCGAGTTTGCCGTCAATGTCCGCCCGCTGTCTCAGGTAGGCGTCCTTTGCCAGCGTCCCGCCGCTGTAATCCTCGTAGGCCCGGAACTTCTCCTGCCTGTACCGTTCCTGCTGTTGTTCCAGCTTTTGAAGTTCCGCAACACAGGCGGCGATACGCTCCTTGCGGGTCAGCATCAGGGAGGACTTCTGCTTTTTCCGTTCCTGACACATCGCCAGCATCTGCATGACCGCCCGGAAGATGATGCCATCGATCTCCTTCTCGGAGAACAGCTTTCCCTTCGGGCAATCGCTGTTCTCATCCGCCTTGCTCTTGGTGCAGCGGTAGTAGTATCCGGCAGAACTGTGGATACGGCTCAGTGTCCTATGGCAGTTGCCGCACTTGAGAAGCCCTTTCAGCGGATACTCCTGTGATGTCCCCTTTGCCCGCCTGGGTCTCTGCCGGATGATCTCCTGCACCCGGTCAAAGTCCGCCCTGCTGATGATGGCGTCATGCGCCCCCTCATAGATGATCCAGTCGGACTTATCCTGCGGGACGGTCCGCTTTTCATGGAGGCTGGCCTTATACCGCTTGCGCCCCACCAGCGCCCTGGTGTACTCATACTGGTGGAGGATGTTCAGCACCGTGGCCACCGTCCAGCCGTTCTTTTCAGAGGCTTTGCGGAACCGTCCGCTCCCCGGATTTTTCAGCCGGAAGTAGGCGCCGGGGGTCAGGACGCCCTCGCTGTTCAGCCTGCGGGCGATGGCGGTACTGCCCATCCCCTGCAAGGTCATATCGAAGATACGCCGCACCACCGCCGCCGAGTCCCCGTCTATCACCAGCTTGTTCCGGACCGTGGGATGGAACCGGAAGCCATAGGGAGCGAAGCTGCCTATGTATTTGCCCTGCTTCATCATGATGATCTTCGCCGTGGTGGTCTTGACGGACAGGTCCTTGCTGTACGCCTCATAGATTATGTTCCGCAGGACCACATCCATGCCGGAGGTCATGCCCTTGTAATCATCGCTGTCGTAGCCGTCATTGACGGAGAGATAGCGGACGCCCAGGAAGGGAAAGACGCGCTCCAGATAGTTGCCCATCTGGGTGTAGTCCCGGTGGCATCTGGAAAAATCCTTCGTCACCATCACATTGATGGCCCCGGTGCGAAGCTCCTTCATCAGCGTCTGGAACTGCGGGCGGTCCGTGTTGGTCCCGGTGTACCCATCGTCCACGAACTCCGTCCGGGGTGCTGTTTTCAGTTGGGGATGGCGGTCCAGAAACTGATGGATCAGCTCCCGCTGGTTGCCGATACTATCGCTCTCGGCCTTCCCATCCCCGTCCGCCAGGGAAAGGCGGATATAAATGCCCACCCGGTATAAAGGGTTATCTGCGCTAACTCTCGTCATGGCCGCCCGCCTCCTTTATCTGCTCCACGCACTCCAGCATGGCGTAAAATACATCGTTGTAGTTGAACACGACCTCGATACGGCCCTCGCCGTAGACAAGCACCTTCTCGATCATCGCGTCCACAAGCTCCTGCGTCAATCCTGTCATCCCGGCAGCGCCCCGCATCATGGTGAGCCATTTGTTGTCCGGGGAGATGGACGCCAGGAACCGCTCCCGGCGCTCCACGGCCTCGTCCAGCAGGCGGTTCAGGGCTTCGTACTGCTCCTCATAGGTCTGTTTGGCAAAGGCGTATTCCTCCCCGTTCAGGATGCCCTCGGCATAGTTCTCATACAGCCCTGTCCGTTTCTTTTTCAGGGCGTTCAGCCGGAGCTTGACGCTGGAGACCGCCGCCTTGTGCTTCTCCCGGACGCTGGCCTCGCCGGAGCCGCCCCGCATGGCGGCCAGCAGCTTCTCATAATCGAGCGCCACCTGAATCTGGTCCCGGATGGCGTTGAACACCTTCTCGTTGAGGGCGTCCTGCCGGATGAAGTGGTTAAAACAGGTCGCGTGTCCCCGCCGCACATGGGTACTGCAATCATATACTCCCCGGAAAGTCACATTTTTGCATCCGCAGATACGCTGCCTTTTGTAGTACATCCGCTTTCCGCAGTCGGCGCAGAATATCTTCCCGGCAAAGAGGTCGATCATGCCCGCCCGGATGTCCGCCGACCACTCCATAGCGGTCTCCCGGTGGGTGCTGTCCTTTTGCATCTGCCGCTCCACCGCCTCAAAGTCCGAGACAGAAACGATGGGCGGGTGTGCGTCAGGGACTACGATCCACTTGTCCGTTTCGGTGACGTGCTTTTTCAGCCCCTTGTAGAGTGCCGTCTCGGACTTTCCGCAGACCATCTCCCCGATGTACGCCCGGTTTTGCAGGATGCCCCGGATGGTGGAGGGACACCAGCCCTCGCCCTGGATGTTGTCGCCGTTCCGGGCGCCGGCCCTGCGCTTGTGGCGCTCCGGGCTTTCGATGCCCCCGGTTTTTAGCCGCTCAACGATGGTGTAGACCGATACCTCCTGTAACTTCCACTCAAATATCTGCCGGACAACAGCGGCGGCTTCCTCATCCACCACATAGGCTGTCTTATCCTCGTTCCAGAGGTAGCCGTAGGGGAGGTTGCGGTTGCGGAACCTCCCCGTCTCCATCTGCGCCCGGAGCGCCGTGGAGACCTTCTTGGAGATGTCCCGCGAGTACATGGCGTTCACCAGGTTTTGCAGGCTCACCGACAGGGACTCCATCGCGTTGCCGCAGGTGAAGTTGTCGAAGTTCTCCTTCACGGAGATGAACCGTGTCCCCAGAGCTGGGAAAATCTTCTCCAGATAGCTGCCCGTCTCCACATAGTCGCGCCCGAACCTGCTGAGATCGCGGACCACGATGCACTGTATCTTCCCCGTCCGCACATCGTTCATCAGGCGGTTCCATGCTGGACGGTCGAACACGGTCCCGGTTTTGCCGTTGTCCGAGTAGACCTCCGCGAGCCGGAGGTGTGGGCATCCGTCCAGATAGTCCTCGCAGACGGCGATCTGGTTTTGCAGGGAGTTCCCGTCATCGTCCTTGCCGCTGTTCTCCACCGAGAGGCGGGCATAGATGGCGGTGGGGAGCGCCGTTATTTCCTTTTTCACTTCTGCCACAGTCTGGGCCTGTGCTTTTCTGCTCTTTCGTGCCATTTTCTCTCTCCCTCTCAGCCCACTGCCGGAAGCGGACAGTCCTTGTAGTTTTTCGCTGCCTCCATCGCCCTGGCGAACTCATCCCGATACCGAAAGACGATCTCCACCTTTTTGTCCTCATAGATGAGTATTTTATCTACCAGAGCCAGAAGGATGCGGCGGTCAAGCTCCTGCACATTCTCATACTGTGCGAAAACCTGTACCCATGCCCGGTTCTGGCTGCCCATCGCGGCGGCGTCCTGCTGTTCCCGTTTCAGCCGCTTCAAAGCCTCCTGCTTCTCCCCGATCAGCCCCCGGTAGTTCTCCCGGAAGTCGGTGTACTCCGCCTTGTTGATGATACCTTCCACGAAGTTCTCATAGAGGCCCAGCTCCAGCTTTTTGTATCGCTGGATCTCCTCCTCAAGCCGGGTCATCTGCGCCTCATAGCTGAACACCTTGCGGTCCCGCTGGGGGAGGCTGTCTATGAAGCGCAGCACCTTATCCAGATGAAGCACCACCTCGATCTGGTCGTGGATAGCATGGAACACGATCTCGGTCAGTTTCGCCTCGCTGAAGGAGTGGGGGCTGCATTCGTGGGTGCGCTTGTTGTGGGAGCAGTTGTAGTAGACATATGCCTTGCCCTTCGCCCTCTGCGTCTTGCGGATCATGGCCCCCTCGCAGTCCCCGCAGAACAGGTAGCCGGAGAACAGGTCGTGTTTGTCGCTGTCCCTGCCGCACCGCATATCCCGGCGCATCAGCTCCGCCACGGCTTCAAAGTCGGTGCAGGAGATGATGGGGTCGTGGGCGTTCTCCACCCGCACCCAGTCTGTCTCCTCCTTGGGGCGCGTCACCCGGACTTTATGGTTCGGCGTCCCCCGCCGCCCCTGGATGAGTACCCCGGTGTAGACGATGTTGGAGAGTATCCGCTTGACAGTCACATACTCCCACTCTGTGCGCTCCTTTGTGCGGAAGGCCGTCTCAAAGTGTGCGCCCTGCATCCGTTTGTACTCCATCGGCGTGGGGATGCCGCTGGTGTTGAGCCGTCTCGCGATCTTCAGGATGGGGAAACCGTCCTTATACATCCCGAAGATCATGGACACGACCTCTGCGGCGTCATCGTCCACCAGCAGGCGGTTCTTGTCCTGCGGGGCTTTCCGATACCCGAAGGGGACGAAGCTGCCCACATACTCGCCCTTCTTGCGCTTGACCTCCAGGCTGGTGCGTATCTTGATGGAGATGTCGCGGCAGTAGATGTCATTGAACACAGGTTATTGGGGAAAGGGAAAGCAAACAGGCAAAAACCCAGTATTCATGCGGGTTTGCGGCGAGATGGCTCTCAAAAGCTAACCTCACAAAAGACAGATTATTGCACAATCACATATCGTTTCTAAGGGAGAATGTTGATTCCGGTCACATTCTCCCTTTTTTCATACCAAGAAACGAGGTGATTATCTTGAACACGCAAATCATCGCCATCGCCAACCAAAAGGGAGGTGTGGGCAAGACCACAACCTGTGCCAACTTAGGGATAGGACTGGCGCAGGCCGGAAAGAAAGTGCTTCTCATTGACGGGGACCCGCAAGGGAGCCTGACCATCAGCCTGGGCAATCCCCAGCCGGATAAGCTGCCCTTTACCCTCTCTGACGCAATGGGCCGCATCCTGACCGATCAGCCGGTTCGCCCCGGCGAGGGGATTCTGCGCCACCCGGAGGGCGTGGACCTGATGCCGGCGGATATTCAGCTGTCCGGCATGGAGGTGTCGCTGGTAAACGCTATGAGCCGGGAAACGATTCTGCGGCAATATCTGGACAGTGTAAAGGGGCAGTATTCCCATATCCTCATAGACTGCCAGCCCTCCCTGGGTATGCTCACCGTCAACGCCCTGGCCGCTGCCAACAGGATTATAATTCCCGTCCAGGCGGAGTACCTGCCCGCCAAAGGGCTGGAACAGCTGCTCTCTACGGTGAACAAGGTCAAGCGGCAGATCAACCCGAAACTGCAAATAGACGGTATTCTGCTGACAATGGTGGACAACCGCACCAACTTTGCCAAAGAGATTGCCGCCCTGCTGCGGGAAACCTACGGCAGCAAAATCAAGGTGTTCGGAACCGAGATTCCCCATTCTGTCCGGGCAAAGGAAACCAGCGCGGAGGGCAGGAGCATTTTCGCCCATGGTCTCACCTTCGGCTCGGTCGGTGCTTCACAATGTCAAAGACATTGTGAGGTCGCCGCTGGCGACCCGCACCCCAGGCGGCAAAGTAGCGGAGGGCTACGCAAATCTGACCAAGGAGGTGTTGAAACTTGAAAAGCAGCGCGAAAAAAGTAGAGCTGGCATCGGTCGATGATCTGTTTACCACCGAGGAAAGCCGCGCCGACGCGGGGCGGGAAAAGGTGGTAGAAATCTCTTTGAGCGAGCTGCACCCGTTCAAGGGACACCCCTTCAAGGTCAAAGATGATGATGCCATGATGGAAACAGCGGACAGCATCCGGCAGTACGGCGTTCTGGTTCCGGCGATTGCCAGACCCGACCCCAGCGGCGGCTATGAGCTGGTAGCCGGACACAGGCGGCATCGGGCCAGTGAACTGGCAGAGAAAGAAACCATGCCGGTCATTGTCCGGGATTTGGACGATGACGCCGCCACGATTATCATGGTTGACAGCAACCTGCAAAGGGAAAGCCTGCTCCCCAGCGAGAGGGCCTTTGCCTACAAGATGAAATTGGAGGCCATCAAACATCAAGGAGAACGGTCGGATTTAACTTCTCGCCAAGTTGGCGAGAAGTCCAGCACTTCTATTCAGCTTGTCGCAAATCAAGCTGGTGAAAGTCAAAGGCAGGTGCAACGCTACATCCGCCTGACCGAGTTAATCCCCGAACTGCTGAACATGGTGGACGAAAAGAAAATTGCCCTGAACCCGGCCTATGAGCTGTCCTTTCTCAAAAAAGAAGAACAGACCCAGCTTTTGGACGCGATGGACAGCGAACAGGCCACCCCCTCCCTTTCCCAAGCCCAGCGGCTCAAGAAATTCAGCCAGGAGGGGCGTTTATCCATAGATGTAATGCGGGCGATTATGGGCGAGGAAAAGAAAAGCGATCTGGACAAGGTGACGTTTACCTCCGACACCCTGCGGAAGTATTTTCCCAAAAGCTACACCCCTGCCCGGATGCAGGAAACCATCATCAAACTGCTGGAACAGTGGCAGAAAAAGCGTCAGAGAGATCAGGAACGCTGAAAGGAGCGCCTATGAGAGATCACGTTGCCAGGGAGTTAAAGGGCCACAACATACTGGCTGTGGAACGGTTTCAGGATAAGACCCGCTGGATGGTGGAGTTTTCCGTCCTGCGGCCCCGCACCGCCTACGGCGCACCCGGCGATGAAACGCGCCTGTTTCTGGACGAGGACGGCTACCAGGCCGTTCTCGCCAGCCAGAAACGCCGGGACATCAAAATCAAACGGTATGCCCGCGTCATTGAGGGGCATATCCTGGACTTCAAGCCCAAAAAGAAACGCCACCCGTAAACCCGACAAATTGAGAGGAAGGAATGAATATGTGTACCGTTAAGGAAATCAGAGAAGCCATCCGGGAGGACTGCCGCTCCCAGCGAAACATGGAAACCATTGAGATTGACCGGATTTTTCAAACCCTGACGTTTCCGCAGTTAGAGAGCCTGTTTGACAAACCGCCCATGCCGCCGTTTTTTCACCGGTACAGGCAGAAGTCAGCCAGCAAATGAACGCCGCAATTCTTTTTACGGGATTGTGGCTTTTTTCATGCCCTGGGAAACGAAAGGAGTGCAGAAAATGGCCGTTTTTCGCGTAGAACGCACACAGGGATACACCGTTATGAGCAACTATCATCTGCGGGACAAGAGCCTGAGCCTGAAAGCAAAGGGCCTGCTGTCCCAGATGCTCTCACTGCCGGAGGATTGGGACTACACCCTTTCCGGCCTGGCTGTTATCAACCGGGAAAGCAAGGACGCGATCCGCTCCGCAGTCAATGAGCTGGAAAAGGCGGGGTACATCAAGCGCCGCCAGACCACCGACGCGGGCGGCAAGTTCAGCGCCAACGAGTATGTGATTTATGAGCGTCCGGTAACAGAGGAACCGCCCGCCCAACCGTTGCCTCCAAAACCGTTGTTGGAAAAACCGTTGTCGGGTTTTCCGACAACGGATAATCCGTCAACGGGAAAACCGTCAACGGAAAATCCAACGCAAATAAATATAGAGAAATTAAATACCCAAAAATCAATTACTGACGGATCAATTACCGATTCCCTTCCCTTCCGGGGAACGGCGGCAAAGCCACCGGAACCGAAGCGAAGGGAAACGATGTCACTGACAGAGATGGAAAGTTATCGGGAGCTGATTTTGGAGAATATCGAGTATGACTGCCTCAAACAGCGGTTTGGGACCTATCGGGAGGACTTGGACGAGATCGTGGAGCTTCTGGTGGAAACCGTCTGCGCGAAGCGTAAGACCACCCGGATTGCCGGGGCGGACTTCCCCCATGAGGTGGTGCGTTCCCGCTTCCTGAAGCTGGACAGCTCCCACATCGAGTTTGTCATGGACTGCCTGCAAAAGAACACCACCGAGGTACGGAACATGAAACAGTACCTTTTGACGGTGCTGTTCAACGCGCCCACCACCATGAGCAACCATTACACCTCACAGGTCAACCACGATATGTACGGCGGCTTCTGAAAGCTGGCCGTTTTTGTCTGCCCGGAACTGCCGGGAGAAAGGAATCTGTTATGAAACGACCGCTTGCGTATATCACCGCTCCCTGGAGCAAGAACCCCCATGAAAACGCGGCAAACGCCGCCAGCTACTGCCGCCAGGTGTATGACGCCGGATATTCCCCGGTCTGCCCTGTTTTGTTCCTGCCGCTGTTTTTGAAAGATGAAATCCCCCAGGAACACAAGGACGGGATCGACATCGCCAGAGATTACCTGCGCCGCTCCCATGTGCTGGTGGTCTGCGGACACTCGACCGATGAAACGGTCAAAAACGATATTGCCACCGCTGAACGCCTGCGGATCACCGCCACCACGCTGGACGGGATTCTGACGGTGAAAGGCCAGGGCCGGGAGAAAGGGGGCGCACACCATGCCTGAGCAAAAGACCATCGGCCAGCTGATGGAGGAAATGCGGCTTAAAGCCGGGGCGCGGGAGTATTCCGGCCATAGTTACATGGACTTAAACCGGTTCGCGGAGGACACCCGGCACATGATTATTTTTGATACCCTGACCGCTGATTCCCCTGTTGGCTGGAAAGGGGAACGCAGCCGCGCCTTTCTCACCGAGGAGGGATATAAAAAGTCCCTGGAACGCCAGGAACAGGGGCATATCAGGATTGTGAGCCATGCGAAGGTCCGAAACGGAAACCTGCGCTATGACCGGCAAGACCAGCTCCGATAGAGAAACCATGCAGAAAATCCATAGAGAGGAGGCGAAACACCCATGCAGGACGAAGTGGAAAGCAAAACCCTGACGCTCATTGTCAGCGGCACAAAGTTCACCGGCAGGCTGTTCAAAGCGGCAATTATGAAGTATCTGGCGCACCTGAAAGAGCAAAAGATGCAGAAACAGCGGGAAAAGGGCGCGGAGGTCAAGCCCCAGGGAAAGCAGACGGTGAAGCAGCTCATCGGGCAGAACCAGGGCGTGTCCAATCTTGAGATCACAGACCCCTCCATCAAGGCGTTTGAACGGGTTGCCCGGAAGTACGGCGTGGATTACGCGGTAAAGAAGGACCGCAGCTGCTCCCCGCCCAAGTACCTGGTCTTTTTCAAGGCCCGCGACGCGGACGCGCTGACCTCCGCGTTTACCGAGTACACCCAGAAGAAGGTCCGCAAGGCGTCCCGCCCGTCTGTGCTGGCGAAGCTGAACCAGTTCAAGGAGCTGGTGAAAAACGCGGTGGTGGACCGCACAAAGCGAAAGGAGCTGGAACGATGAAAAAGCCCCTGAACATCAAGAAGCTCGTTTTGCTGAACCTGCCCTATATCCTGATGGGGCTGTTCGCCACCAACTTCGGGGAGGCGTGGCGGATGGCCCAGGGCGCGGACGCATCGGAAAAGGCGCTGTCGCTAATCTCCGTCCTTCCGGCGGCGCTTGGAAGTTTCTGGCCCAGCTTTCACCCGCTGGACCTGCTGGTCGGGCTGTGCTGCGGCGCGGCGCTCCGGCTGGCTGTTTACCTGAAAGGCAAAAACGCCAAGAAGTACCGCCCGAATATCGAGTACGGTTCCGCGAGATGGGGAAATTCCCAGGACATCGCCCCTTATGTCGATCCGGTATTCCAGAACAATGTAATCCTCACCCAGACGGAACGCCTTACCATGAGCAGCCGCCCCAAGGACCCCAAGACCGCCCGCAACAAAAATGTGCTGGTCATCGGCGGTTCCGGCTCCGGCAAGACCCGCTTCTGGCTCAAGCCCAACCTGATGCAGCTCCATAGCTCGTATGTGGTTACTGATCCGAAAGGCACAATCCTGGTCGAATGTGGAAAGCTGCTCCAACGGGGCGCGCCGAAGCTGGATAAGGACGGAAAGCCCATGAAGGACAAGAACGGCAAAACCATCTATGAACCGTACCGGATCAAGGTGCTGAATACCATCAACTTCAAAAAATCCATGAAATACAATCCTTTCGCCTATATCCACAGCGAAAAGGACATTTTGAAGCTGGTGACAACCTTAATCGCCAACACCAAGGGCGAGGGGAAAGCCGGTGACGATTTTTGGGTCAAAGCGGAAACGCTGCTGTACTGCGCCCTGATTGGATATATCCACTATGAGGCCCCGGTGGAGGAACAGAACTTCTCCACCCTGATTGAGTTTATTAACGCGATGGAGGTCCGGGAGGACGATGAGGAATACAAAAACCCCGTTGACCTGATGTTTGACGCGCTGGAATCCGAGAAACCCAACCATTTCGCGGTGCGGCAGTACAAAAAATACAAGCTGGCGGCGGGTGATATATGCTCTAAGCGACTTGTTAATTCACTGATTTTTCGGTGATAGGCAAGGACAGCTTAGAGCATATTTTCATTCAAGGAGGTCTGTGCTATGGCAAAAACCAAGATTGCGTTGCTCTATGAACGCCTCAGCCGCGACGACGAATTAAATGGGGAGAGTTTTTCAATCCAAAATCAAAAAATCATGCTGGAGGACTTCGCCCGCCGGAATGGGTATCTCCGTTTCAAGCACTTCACGGATGACGGCGTTTCTGGAACCCGCTTCGACCGGCCCGGTTTTATGGCGATGATGGAGGAAGTCGAGGACGGCAATGTGGAGGCCATCATCGTCAAGGATATGTCCAGAATGGGCCGGGACTATCTGAAAGTCGGCCAAGTGATGGAAATTCTTCGCCAGCGGGGAGTGCGGCTAATTGCCATTAACGACAATGTAGACACCGAAAAAGGGGACAACGACATGACCCCATTCTTGAATATTATGTACGAATTTTACGCCCGTGACACGAGCCGTAAAATCAAATCGGTATTCAAGGCCAAGGGCATGACAGGCAAGCACCTGACAGGGACGGTGATTTATGGCTATCTGTGGGATGAAAAGCGGGAGCATTGGCTGGTGGACGAGGAGGCCGCTGCTGTGGTGCGGCGCATCTTTTCCATGACGCTGGCGGGCTACGGCCCCTACCAAATCGCCACCCAGCTTACCAAGGACAAGGTTGAAATCCCATCGGTACATCTGGCGAGATTTAACGAGGGCGTGAATCGAACCAAGCCGGTCAAGGACATTTACGGCTGGGGTTCTTCCACCATCGTCCACATTCTGAAAAAGCGGGAATACCTGGGTCATACCGTCAATTTTAAGACCCGCAAGCACTTCAAGGACAAAAAGAGCCACTATGTTGACGAGAGCGAATGGACGATTTTCGAGAACACCCATGACGCTATCATCAGCCAGGAAACCTTTGACAACGTACAGCGTATTCGGGGGAACGTCAAGCGATACCCGGACGGCTGGGGCGAGGCCGCACCGCTGACAGGGCTGATGTATTGCGCCGACTGCGGCGGGAAAATGTACGTCCACCGCTCCAACAATGGCAGGCGTGTCCATCAGTACACTTGCGCCCAATATGGCAAAGTCCCCATTGGAACGCTCTGCCCCACCCAGCACCGCATCAATGAAAAAGTCGTGCTTGACCTGATTTCCGGGATGCTCCAGGCGATTTCCGATTTCGCCAAATCTGACCGGGCGGCGTTTATCCGAGACGTGCAGGAGGCACAGGCCAGCCAGCAGGACAGCGACATCAAAA